TCATCAGCCATGACCTGCAGGTAGTGCAGAGCCTGTGTGGCGCTCATATCGCGATCAGCCATCAGACTCAGATTGCTACAATGTGCAAAATTGTTGCTATCTCTGTGGGCACTGACTTGGACAAATTGCTTGATCATTTTGGGCTCCTTGTTGTTGTGTATGTGTGTATTATAACATTAGGGTGAATAAGGGTCAACCCGATCAGCACCCACGAACATCGCTGTTCAAGTTGGGTTTATGCTCACGTATGAGTTCACGCTCTAGTGCGTGAGCAACTGACTTGCCACGCACCACGTCCACGATCACCACTGTGAAACTGTCTGCACCGCGTTCACGCATGCACTCATACAGTGCCCAACTCTTGTCTTCAGTTCTGCTGCGATAAACGTGCTTGTTGAAACGAGTCTGCACACTCCGGTTCACTGTGCTGGCAGTCTTGGCAGTGACGCCAATGTAGAAATCAGCGCCAGATTGCAGCATGTAGATCACATGTGTACGATCTGTTCGCTTTTTACGGGTGATGTTTTTTGCTTCCATACGTGTATTATAGCATTTCGGCGAATATTGGTCAACCGAATTATTTCACCCCAAAATGCCTTGAAATCTTGTTGAAAAGCTCAAAGTTGCCAGTGGCTTGCCCATTAACTAGTGCAATTTCGGCACATTCAGCCACAATCAGGTTAGCGAACTTTTCTGGATCCAATTCACCACACACATAATCTCCACCATTTTCAATTATGATAGCCTGGTCGTAAAGTTCTGCGATTCGTATGTTCATCTCCGGCTCCTTTTTGCGTATGCCCATATTATAGCATTTTGGGCAATAATGGTCAACCGCTAGGTGCGTTCCAGATACCGCATGAACCGGTCAAAATTCCCGTACATGGTCAGCATCAAGGCCTGCTCACTGCCAAACAAGGTGATCTGCGGTTTCTTTCCTGTCTTGAGATAATACGGGCAATCCAGTTTTCGATCCATCAGCAGCAGATGTCTGGGCAGCAGAACCATGCTCACTGGAATATCAAACACATACGCCGCAATATCAATTGTGGCAATGGCCTGATAACCTGCTGTGGTCAGTCGCATACCGCCCCTGTCGCGAGAATCCATCCACCAGGCGGCAAATGCTTCGTCAAACGCAGGGAAATCGTCTGACGGCAAGCCTTGTAAGATTTGTTGGGTGAGTTGGGCTTTATCGAGCATCTGTATAAATAAGTATGTTTAAGGAACTTCGTATGTATTTAACCAACAAATATTCTAAATGGTATCACAAAATTATAGAAAACGCCAAGCTCAGAAATCTGTCTGAAGGAATTGAAAAGCATCATATTATCCCCAAATCGTTAGGAGGATCTAATCTAAAACAAAACATTGCTAGACTAACTCCTAGAGAACATTTTGTTTGTCATATGATGCTAACTAAAATGACACAGGGCAAAGATAAGGCTAAAATGATAAATGCGGCGCTTAGGCTTGCCAATGACCACAAAGGTCGATGTGTCAATTCTCGAATCTATTCTATGATAAAGATTGAACGAGCAAGATATTTAAGTGAAACAACTAGAGGATCAGACAATAGTTTTTTTGGTAAAAAACATACTGAAGAGACTAAGAAAAAAATGTCCGATGCAAGGCGCAGATGGTCTTATACTGAAGAACATATTAACAAATTTAAAGGACGCATTGGCCCAATGACAGGAAAGAATCATTCAGATGAAACTAAGAAAAAACTGTCAGCTGTTGGTAAATTGCGGCAACCTAGTCAAGTTACAAAAGAAAAAACTTCTGCAACAATGTTATCTTTACATTTAACACGTTCAGCAGAAACCAAAGAAAAAATGAGCCTGGCTAAGACGGGCATACAGCATCCTAGAAAAACTTGTCAATACTGCGGCAAGAATGTTACGGTTGCTATGTTTGCCAGGTGGCACGGTGAAAATTGTAGGGTTAAGGATATACCTGGGTTCCGCCAGACAACAGAATAACCGTAAACTTTGTAGTTCGAAATTGAACATTCAATTTTCGTGCAAGATTAATTGCATGTCCTCTGTTCGAAAACGAAACCTTTTTGTACTTGGGTCCGGGATACTGAGTCAGCAGATTAGAAGTCTTTAGGTTGATGGGCAAGTTGTCAAAAAATACTGCCCAGATACCTTCGCTGGCCAACACTTGCTCAGATTTGTAAGTTTGTTTGTTGGTGTTTTCTATCAACACCTTTGGCTTTGGGCGACTCATGCAGTAATACTCCTACATTTATTTATCAGAAATGTATGCCGTTTAAAAGTCTTTGCCCGAGAGTTCTACGTTGAAAACCTGTGAATTATTTGTGTCCAGCAGTCGACGTTGCAGTTCAGTAACTGCCAACAGCATTTTGGTTATATCACTGTGCAGGTCTTTGGCATCTCGCAGGCTCATGACAAAGTCCTTTTGCCCGCGAGATTCGTGTGCTTTTACTGAATCAACAAATCGATTTATATGTATGCTCATCAGGAGAACTTGTTGAATGTGCCTTTTCGCTGCAGGAACGGTTTGAGGTCAGGTGCGACCCAGCCTTGCGGTTTGAGCACCTTGCCATCTTCACGCTTGCGCACCTTGCCATCTTCACCAATCTTGGCAAAGTTTGTGGTCATGACCTCTTTCCAGGCACCTTCACCGTCAGCACCCATGGAGTGAATAGCACCAATGGTCACAACCAGGATGTCAATCAAGGCATCTAGTGTTTCTACTGCATCATCTGTGTTGCATGCCTGCGCCAGTTCTTTGCATTCTTCATCGATCAAATTTCTATACAACATGAACTGTGCCATGTTGTATTGTGCGACTGTTTGGTCGCAGGCTCGCATGAATTTTTCTTGATCACGGAAGGGGTTTGACATTGGCTTCTTCTTTGGTGTAAAATGGACCTTGGTATTGATAACGCTGCAAGGTAATAAGTTTGGGACTCTGCTCAATAGTCCATGTTCTGCGTTGCTTGACCTGATACCAGCCAGCAGCGTACCAGGATCTGGATTTTTTATTCTTGGTGTACAAGGGCAACTTGTGTTGCACATCCCAGATGGGGTTGTACACTCGTGAACCGGATGGATAACCCTGCACTTGATAACTGGCAGGTTCCTTTGACGGTCGATTTCCTACAGCAGCAAATTCAATATCGCCTTGTTTACGGATCATGGCCATGGTCTTGAATGGCGTAATCTTGTTGTTGATTCTGACTGCGAAGCCATCATCAGTGGCTTCAATGTTGCCGACCTTGCGATCGTCTTGTTTTAGAATCCAGAACTGATCTTTGACTATGGGTTTAGCTACTATGTTCATTCAATACTCCTTTATAGGTTTCATTCAACCAGCGTCCAAAGCTGTCTGCTGAATCGCTGCACTTGACCAATTCATACTTGCCACAGAATCTCAAAAAGTGACTGCCCACTTGGCCCACGTCCTTGTGACTCACTTGAGCACGTATGGCAGCATCCACCAGATCCTTGATCTCTTGTGGCTGTGCCGTAAGGTCAATTAACGCACGATTGCGTTCATAATCATCCAGCACTCGATGTTCTAGACCATTGTGGTCAGTCCAACGTTGCAACATGAGATTGTTCCAGGCATAGCCTTTCTTGCCCATGTCGCCAAATGCTTCTTCTAGTCCAACCTTGTTCTTGGTGCCCTTGGTTCGCACACCAGGATATGCTGAGAACACATTGTCACTGGTATCGCCACGCATGCACTTTTCAAACAACAACCAGGCAGGGTCAGGCACAGTCTTGGGCAGCTTGGTCTTTTTGTCCTTGATCAGTTGGCCCTTGACATCAAAGATTCCATCTAGTGTGATCAACTCATCAGTGATACCGTTATACTGTTTGACATTGGGTGCGATCAGCTGCACAAAGTCTGTGTCTGAGCTGACCACTATGTGTTCGTCTTGGGGGTGTAGAGCAATCCATCGTGCAATGATGTCATCCGCTTCGGCCTGGGGCTCACGAATCACACTGCAATTGGTCTTGTTGCTTAGGTATTTAGTCAGTTCATCATAGGTTTCCCAGAACAACTTGTCTTCTTCGGCCTGCTCATCATTCATGGCAGCACGGGCCACAGCACGATTGGCCTTGTAGGGCTTGTAGTGATCTTTACGCCAGCTGCGACCTTCTAAACAGAAAATCACATGATCTGCTTGGAACCGCCGCACAACCTTGTTGGCACTCATTAGAGTTAGATACAGTGCAAAGCCCAACTTGGTCCAGGAGTCCGCAGCACGATGTGCCTGATGCCGTGCTCGAAAGAACATGTTGCTAGTGTCAATAAGAAGGTATTTCATCAGGGCCCAGTAGTTGGTTATCTTTAATGTATTGTAACACATGTTCCGCCCAAAAGCAATGGGCATCTTGTCCAAAATGCCAACTATCTGCATTTACTGTGCAAAATCCCTGACGTCTGAGCACTGAGTCGTAGGTTTGATCAGCACTGTATGGGCTCATGTAAGTGGCTTTCCAGTCCTGCTGCTGTGTGATACTGCCAAAATGACTGTTACCGTTGAACATCAAATGCCGTACACCCTGCTGTTCAAGTTCACAATGAAATTGCCAAATATCTTCATGTGCCTGCTGACTACACTTGGTCCAGTCTATGTCAGTCACAAACTGCCGGTATCGATCTTGTAATTGTTCAGGCACTTGATCTATGCCGCTGGCATTGACCTGCCACCAGGTGTGGTCGTGCCACCATTCTTGCCGTTCCCAGGTGCTCCATTGAATCAGCACAAACAGGTCTGATACGTCTTGTTTGTTTTGTTTGATCCAGTCTCGAGTGGTTCTGATAATGCGTGAGTTGGATCCACCTGCTTGTGCATCAAGATACAGTATTGCCCGTAGCCAGTTGGCCAATTCGCAACCAAAGCTCGCACGTTCGTTGTCAGGATGTGGTTGCTGCCCTAGACCCCAGTACATGCCGTCATCCTGTGCCCAGGCATGTGGAACGGCTGCTTCAGCGGCAGCAGCATGGCTGTCACCGTTGACGTAGAGAATCACGATACTTCAGAACGACCGTCACCAATACTGGTACTGCGTACCCACACGCCTGATTTGTTTATGGCTTCTTCCTGCTCCCAGGTTTCCATCACAACATGGCGGCACACATTCTGGAACCAACGATCCACTATCTCAGCATCAGTGTCGTCCTTCTTGATCATGTAGCCGGCCTTGACCAGTCGTGCCACAAAGATTTCGTTCCAGTCCAGTTCAAACGCACCCTGA